TTGAAGAGCTAGCTTGGTCCAATCTTTTAGGTTGTTTTCCCACTCAGACCGAGTGGAGAGGTCGTATTCAAAGCCTTTAGCACAATCAGAGCCGATCTGTGTAAGTTTCTGCTCATCAATTGTTTCTGCAATATTCTTAGATTCTACAAGTTGTCGTAGATTAATATCCGCAGACTGTGCTTCGCCCTCGTTCCCCAACATTTCGTTCATATTCATCATTATAAAGCTCGTCCTCTTCCTCTTGTTTAGTAGGGGCTTCAATCATTGTGTCTAGTAACATACCCAAATAGGCAAAAGCATCTACTTGGTCATCGTGTTTTGAGCGAGGAAACGTACAAAGTTCATCCTCAAACTCCTGATACCAGTCACCAGCCTTGTTAAATTTAACCCCAAGAGCACGAACTCGTGCTTGAATTGACCTTGCTCGGGAAATCTTGTCCTTACCGCCGTGTTTTAGCTTGACTAGGTTAGGGAAAATCCCTGTTTTAACCATTTCTTCACGTAGGAAAGGTCCAATTGCCTTGGAAACCTGCATTTCTTCGATACCAAACGCTTCCGGCTTGTAAAGATTCTCAAGAGTAAGGATCATATCCACAATTTCTCTACCATCAAGTCGGTCACGAATGACTTCTTTGATGTGTAGCATACGATTTTCATCCATGCCACCAACAACAAACACGCTATAGTCAGCATGTTCATCTTGAGAAATAGCCAAGTCTGCTGTGATGTAGAAGTTTAGCTTACGCTTTTTATCTTCTTCTGTCATGTGGACAAAATCACGACGCTTGAAGAAAGCCACAGACTCGTCAATAGGGATATTCAAGTATTCCATTGAGTAAACATCTGGAATACCTTGCTCTAAATACTCTTGCCGCTTATCCAAAAAGTAATCTTTGTTGTACCGTTGAGGCCATAGGATTTGTTTAAAGTCGTCCGTATGGGCTCTGTACTTAACAGAGATCCAGCTACTACGTTTAGTGCTATATGTTTTTAGTGGTGTTACTACAGTACCCTTGTGGTGAGGCTTAGGCATAATAGACTCTAGCATAGAGTCTGTATGTAGAATCGTACCTACATATCGAATAATACCATTAACCGATTTACAAGGTAGTAAAGCCCCATAGAACCAACGCCTAAACTTTTCTCTGCGCTCTTTGTTCATAACGATCTCATCGTTTTCCAAGTCATCACAGACGATCAAATCAGGACGCTTGTTATTCCACTTTAGACCACGCAGCTTTTGCTCAGCACCTTTAGCTTGGATACGAAACATGTGTCCGTCTTCACAAACTACAATGATATCGTCTTCAGTATCTTTTACAAACTCTTTAACTTTAAACAAACTACGAATCTGTTCGTTTTCAGCAAGTGTCTGCTTAATATCATTAAGGAACTGAGAAGCCTGAGATACAGTATCTGAGACAATCAGTACATAGCTACGTTCACGAAAAAGCACCGCAGCCAAAGTATATGAATACGTCAGTGCAGTGCTTTTAGCATGGTTACGTGGAGCTGAAATAGCTACTTGAGGGTGTTTCTCACAAAACAAAGACCACCACTCATAATGTGCCTCCGGAGAATTACATGCTACGTCAAAATTCTTTTGTAGCATACTTTGGCTAAATCCCTGGATCACATCCGCCGTGAGTATCATAGCATATTACCAATATGTAGTTGTCTTTTTAAATTTACATAAGCTTCATGAGCCTGCTCCGGTGTAGAATATGTTCCAGCATGATACTGCTTTTTATTAAAACTAACAGAGGATGTATACCTATTACCTCGTTGTCTGACACCAAGAACTTTTAGCTTATTTCTTTTTGTTGGTACAATATAATGTTGATTATTTACTTCTTGAGAAACTTCACGAAGATTTTTCCAACTGTTATTACTTTTGTCTTTATTGATATGGTCTACATGTTTTGTAGGAAAACTACCAGTCATATATAGAAAAGCAAGTCTATGTGCAAAGTAATTTTTTTGCTTAAGCATTACTTTAACGTATCCAGACTTTTTATCTATGTAACCTGCAACTTTTTGATTTTTAGTAAACTCACCAGTATCTGGGTTGTAAGCTAGAATACTTTTAAGAAAACTTTGTGTTAAAATCATTTAGAAGCTACTTGTTGAATCTTTTCGACAGTACGCAGAGTACCTAGACCTAGCATACCAATAAGAATTGGAAGCATTTCAGTAAGATCAGCAGGAGACATTTCAATGGGATATCCTGCAACCTTGGCAATAAACAAACCGATAGGTAAACCCATCCAGTTCCAAGCACAGGCTAAACCACAGGCCCAGCCAATAAAGGGACGCCAACCAGATACAAAGATATTTGGATTCTTGGCTTCTTCTTGGTTGGTGGCTAGCTGACCATGAATAATGGTAAGAGCAGCAGCCATTTGTGCTTTGTCTTGCTCAGTCTTGTTTGGGAAAAATCGGTCGATAAGACCGGAGGCTAGGTCTGCAACAGCGCCTAGGCCAGTAACATCAATTGCCATAAGTCCAGTCTCCTGTAAGCATTTGCTTTGCTAGGCGAGCAGCACGCTTAGGTGTTTGCTTTGCCCACTTGGATTGAAGCATTGCCGTAGCAGCTTCAGTGTAGCGACCTTCTCTAACAAGGGCTAGAGTGTTCTTAAACTTAAGAAAACCAGTTACACCCATTTGAAAACTCATGTTAAGTAGAACGCCTTGACGAGCTTCATCAAGCTCCAGGAACCAAGGAATTTCTTTAGCAAGTTTTTCAATTCGATCTTCTAGGTCGTTGTTAAAAAGGTATTGAATTTCATCAGGGCGTAGGCCAGAGCCAGGAACACTAGGATCTACTAAACGACCAATACCAATGGTCCAGAGACCTAGAGAGTCTTTGTAAATCTGTGGTTCAACGCCTTCGTCAATCGTTAGCTGTTTTGCTAAGTTCTCTTTCAGCACCTGGATACTCCACATGAAGTTCGGTGAGGTCAAACGGATTGACCCAATGACGAGCAAACCAGCGAGCTAGGTCTTGTCTGCGACCACCACTATTTGCAAGTCTGTTTAGTCGTTCAGTAACAGTACGCTCTTGAGCAATATCCAAGAACAGGAAGTTAGCTAGGGTCCAGTTGAATAGCACGTCAACAACGTAAAATACAGCAACAACTGGAAGACAAAGAGCTTTACTTAGTTTGGATAGCCTGTTCTTTTTATAGGCATTAACAACGTTAATAGCTGCTAGGTAAAAGACAAAGAAAGCGTAAACAATTACAGGAATGTAAAAATAATTCATTTGCCTGATTTACTCTTTTGACTCTTCATTGAACCGTTCGTATTCCGCGAAAAGCTCCTGTTGCTCGCTTGGCTGGTCACTCTCAGATTCTTCGTCGAATTCGTCCCACCCTTGCTCAGAGGCTTCTTGTGATCCACATCCTTCCCATCCCCCTTCGATACCTTCCCCGCTTTCTCCATCGTGGAGCGAGCCGAGTTCCGTTCTGAGCGATTCTCGATCTGCTCGTCCCGGCTGTGGTACTTCTTGTACTCCGTCTTGTAGTCCCGTTTTCCGTTCTTCATGTAGGGCATTGGGAATAACCTCAACTGTTCTTTTTGTGTTAAATTTAGCGAATTCTTGTGCAAGCATTGCAATTTGATCCTTTACAGAATCTTGTCTTGCAGCTTGTTGTGTTTCGATTTCAAGCTTTGATAAAGCAACTTGTCGTTGCATCAGGTCGTTTGCAGCGCCTCTAGCTTCCTTGAGCGAGACTGGCTTACGACTGACTTCACCTGTTTTTTGATTGTAAACAAAGTCTCCATTGTCTAAGCGATCATCAATAACCGCCAATGCTTTGTCAACAATTTTGTTAAGTTTGTTTTCAACCTTGAATTTACGAGCAGCTTGAATCTCGTTAATCATTTCTTGCCACCAAGGCTGAGTCTTCCAACTGAGACAAAGCTGATAGCTGACGCCACAAATTGCGGCAGTCTGACGCAAGTTACCTAACGCAAGCCACGTAGAAATCACTTCGATACGTTTCTCGACGGAATGTTTGTAACCTGGTTTGTGCATTTGAGTGACAGCTCTCTTCATCGAGAGAGCGTTGTTTGAAAGGTCGTAGCGTTCTTTTGCCATAGGCTCCTCTAAGCTCATTCTTCGCTTTTGCAGCGATATCTACATATAATTATATCATACTTATACCTTGACTTACAATGATCTTGTTAACATAGGATCAATAATAAATCAATAGGGCTATTAATAAGCAGCCCTGTTAGGGCTGCGTTAGT